CTTGATATTCACACTGGCCGGATTTTCCTTCCCGCCGTCATTCGTCCAGCTGAGAATGCCGTCTGCGGATACAGATGGTGTAAAGGTCGTGCCGTCCTGTCCCGGAGCGCCGTCTGCACCTGCCGGACCCTGTGCGCCGTCCTGACCGTCCGTACCGTCCCGTCCCGGCGTTCCGTCCGCGCCGGGCTCGCCCTTGTCGCCTTTTTCGCCTTTGTCTCCCTTTTCTCCTTTTTCGCCGCGCGAAGGCTTTCCCGTGTCAGTCGTCCCGAGATACCAGTTTCCGTTCTCGCCGATGCTCGGGGTTATGCCGTCCGTTCCGCTTGCGCCCGCCGGGCCGGTGTCGCCCGGTTCGCCCTTCGGCCCCTGTTCGCCCGGATCTCCCTTGTCGCCCTTTGCGCCCTGCAGCGGCCCGTTGTTGACCCATGCATTCGTCACGCCGTCGTAGATGTAAATGTCATAAGGTGCAGCCGCGCCCACGCCGTAGGCGTCGCCTACCTCCGGATTCTTGACCGACGCCTGCAGCGCGGAGACCGAGCCGTAATAGCCCTTGACCGTAAAGCCCGTTCCCGTATCGCCCTTCGGGCCGGTCAGGCCTGCCGGGCCCTGCGGGCCGGTCTTCCCCTGCGGGCCGGTTTCGCCCGGGTCTCCTTTTGGGCCCTGCGCGCCCGTGTCGCCCTTCTCGCCTTTCTCGCCCTTTTCGCCGGGTTCCCCCTTCGGGCCGGTGTCTCCGGTCGCTCCCTTTGGGCCTTCCGCACCTGCCGCGCCGGTGTCGCCCTTCGGTCCCTGCTCGCCCTGCGGGCCGGTCTCGCCCTTTGTCCCCTGTGAGCCGGTTTCTCCCTTTGGACCCTGTGCACCAGTCTCGCCCTTCGCGCCGGTGTCTCCCTTCTCACCCTTGACGGTCTCGACGTTGAAGTCAAATGTCTTCCCGTCCGAAAGCGCGATCGTGTACGTTGCCGTCGTCCCGCTCTGCGATTTCTTCGTGATCGACGTGATGCTCGCGCCTGCCGCGCCGGTGTCGCCCTTTGCGCCCTGCGGCCCCGTCTGCCCCTGCGGGCCGGTCGCGCCCGTCTCGCCCTTCGGCCCCTGCGGGCCCATGACCGAGCCGAGGTCTATCACGCTGCCGTCCGTCAGCGTGAAAATCAGCTTCCCCGCGTCCGTAACCTCCACGGCCTTTACCCCGCGGGAGATCAGCCCGCCGATCGTCACCGTGATCTGATTTGGAATCTCTACCCTCATATCTGCTCCTTACTCCACGAACGCCCGGTTCCCGCTCGCCAGCGTCGTCTTGTCGCCGTGCGTGTACCGGATATCGTAGGTGTATTTCCCCTTCTGGAATTTTGCCGTGACCGTCGCGTCGAAGTTCAGCGTGACCTGGTCATTCTCCACCTTCGCAAAGCTGAACGTGTGTACCGTCTGCCGCGTATCGTCCAAAAACTCCACACTTACGCCGTCCGTCGTGCCCATTGTGACGGGCTCGCCGTCCTGATCCTGAAGCTCAAATTTCAATACGATCTCAAACGTATCCCCCTCGTACCACCGCAGCACCCCTTTATCGATGCGCGGACTCGGATACGCACCCGGAATCGGTGTCGCCATACCGCATCCCTCCTTTTCATCCAGTGTAGCAGACCCCCGCGCCGGATTCACCCCACGCCGCGAAGCAAAGGCCGGGGCATCTGCCCCGGCCTGCGGTTACTTGTACGGATTGTTTTCTTCTTTCCAGCTCGTCCCCATGGCCGCCCAGAGCGCGGCTTTCTGCGCCTTTGTCAGGTTCAGCCCATCCAGCACGGTCTGGATCCGTTCCTGCGAAACTGTCTGCGTTCCGAACTGCTTGAAGTACGTCTGCTTGTACTGCATGTAGGCGTCATAGCCGACGCCGTCCGCTGCCAGCGCGTCCATCTTCGCCTGCTCCTCGTCAGACGCCATGACAGAATAATAATATGCCGTCTTCGCGTTCTGTGGGATGTCGTAGGCGTACAGCATGGCGAGCTTTGCATTCTTGTTCTCGACCTTCTTCATGGCGGTCACGAATGCGTAGCTTTCTCTCTGGTCGGTTCCGCCCTCTGTCATGCCCTGATAGGCGGCAGTCTCCTTCGCGGACAGCGACTTGAACCCGCTCTCCACCCAGCTCTGTGCCTCTTCCGTCGCCGTCTTGCCAAACAGCAGCGCCTGCGCCCAGCTCTTGGCCCGGTCAGCGGGATTGTCGTTATACACTGGATACTGTAAGATGTCGCGTCCCTCGTTGTCTACCGTATAGCTGCCGCCGCGAGCCGCCGCCGTCGCGCCCTGATACGCCTTGCGGATCTGCCCGCCTCCGAACGGCGTCGCCAGATACAGGCCCGGTTTGATAAGCTCATCTGTAATCGTCTTTGCTTTCTTTGCGGGTGCCATATCCTCATTACTGGCCCAGATTGCTTTTCTGAGTTTCCCGATGTCCGGAAGCGCAGAGGCAACTGCAATTCTGCCATTGTCTATTTCAATCCCCATTGCCTCATCCAGTCCGAGGATCGTCAGCGCCTGTGTGCTCGGGGCCTCACTCAGAACGCGCCCCCATACGCCCGCAATCGCTTTATCTGTCGTCTGTTTCTCCGTCGTAAAATCGATTTTCTCACCCTTCGCAGCTCCGATCCCGGCCAGAACCATGTTCGGGATATGGTATCCGGTGAAATCTCCGACCGTATCATTGATGATATCCAGCGGATCCAGCGCCGGGCGGCGGCCCACAATGCTTTCGTAGAACTCATTGTAGATCCACGCGCCAATGAGGAATTTGAACATCGCCTTCGCCAGCGCCGCCACTCCCTTCTTCCGCTCCTCCTGCGCCATATCCTTGAAGATCCAGCTCAGTTCGTTGTTGACCTCCAGCTGGAACTGTGTGAACAGCTTCACCAGCGGATTCCGCGCAGAGTACAGCGTCGGCGTCGAGCCTTTGCTGCGGTCTGCCATGATGCCGGACGCAAACTGATCTGCCTCCTGCATTGCGCTCATCTCGCTCATGCCCCGCCGCAGATTCTGGTAATACCGCGCACGGACGACACTCCCCGTCGTGAACGTGTCGATGGATTCCATCAGCCAACCTGCACCGACGGAGACTTTATCCATCGTGCTCATGGCCAGCCGCCCGTAGCCGCTGCGGTTGTTGATGAACGTCGACGCAGAATCCAGCCCGTCCGCCGTCTTGTAGTTTTTCAGCGTATCCCACATGCCGCGCAGCACGTCCGCCGTCGACACCTGGCTCCACGCCTGCGTGATCGGAATGAAGTTTGTGAGCGCCGAGCCCACGTTGGCCGCGACCATGTTCGCGCCCACGCGGGACTCGAATTTCTTCATGACGTTGTAGAATTGTCTCCCAAACGTCTTCTCCATGCCCCGGTCGAACCGCGACTTCTTTCCCGCCAGCAGGTTTGTGTATTCGTCCAGCTCATCCACGAAGTTGGAAAGCCCATACCGTCCGTTCTTCGTCAGGTTTGCAACCTGCTCGTTGGCCTCGTCCGGGTTGAGGAACGGGTTCATCATGATCGCGTCGATCCGCTGTTTCAGGCCCTCGTCCGACGCCCGATACCGGATCTGCGTCGCCAGCGCCCGCAGCCGCTGAATGTCCGCCGTGTGGAAGATCACGTCCGTTGCGACCTCGATATACCGGTCAAAGCCCTGCAGCGCGTCATACGCCGTCGCGTAGCCAAGTCGGTTCTGGATATTCGCCATGTACCGGATGCCGGGTTTGAAGTTTGCCGTGAGTCCGTTGATCGTCGCAGGCAGCGGCGATACCTCGCCCTCGATCCCGGCCGCCCTTGCGAACTTCTGCAGAATGCTGCCGCCTTCCTCGTTCTCCTGGAAGTGTGGGAAATATCCCTGCAGATAATTGACCGGCTCATAGCCGTTCTCAATGCGCACCCGGTTCATATCCTGGAACAGCTTGTCGTAGACCTCATGGAAAACCTTCACGGCTGCCCGCACCTTGCCGAGATCCAGCTTCGGGTTTTGCTTCTCGAATTCCTGAATCGCCGCGTTCCACTCGTCAAACGTCATCCCCCCGCGCCTTTCGACACGCGGATGCTGCTTGAGATAGTCCCGGTTGAATTCCGCCTCGCCCAGCCACTGCACCGCATAGCTCTCGGATACCAGATTTCCCTTCCGTACCTGCCGGTCGAGCTTCAGCGCCTTGATCCTATTCTGCTGCTGCACGAGGTAATTCTTGCGTTTGCTCTCGTTCTCATGGACGGGCCAGAAATACTTGTTGATGAATTCGTTTGCCTTTTCGTCAGAGACCTTGCCCTTCCGCGCGATATCCCGGATGTTCCGCTCCATCGTCTCGCGCTGGTACTGGATCCCCATAACCTTGTCGACCCACTTGATGGCCTCTGCTTCCGTCAGCGCCTGCTCGGCAAAGTCCCGCAGCCCCTGCTTGCGCTGCGCGTTCCATGCCTTGAGCTTCAGCGCCAGCATATCATAGTCAGCCTTTGCCTCGTAGACCTTCAGGATCTGCTGCCCGTTTTCCAGCCCTGCCACATAATCCGGGCTTGTCTCCCCGCGCAGCAGCCGGTTCACGATCTTCTGGTCGGCTTCCGTCAGCAGCGTCTTGCTCTGCGCTTTCTCGACCACTTGCCTTGCATCCTTCAGCTGCGCCCACATCTGCTTCGTTTCTTCCGCTGTCTGCGGAATAGCAAGCTTTTCTTTGGCCTTGTTCTGCGCGTCCAGATACCGCTGTGCCACGCGCAGCCCGCTCGTCAGCCGGTCAATAGATTCCGTGAAGTTCGCCTGCTGCCACTTCTTGAAGCTCGCCGCCTGCGGCCCGTAGTATTCGTCCAGCGTCTTCTGCACCTTCTGAATGCCGCGCGCCACGTCGTAGATCTTCATCAGCTGGTCGCTCGGCGCGGTAATGTCTGCTGGGAACAGCTCCGGTGCCATCTCCTGCAGCTGCTGATACGCCACGTCCACCGGCAAGCCGTCCTTGCTGATCGTCAGCGTCCCCATAGCCGCCTTCCGGAACAGATTGTAGTCCGCAATATCCTGCCGGTCTGTCTCGGAGATCGAGATCTTCTGATCCCGGATGAACTTCTTGAGGTCTCCGTATTGCTCGATGTACTGCGTGTCTTCTTCAATGCCCGCCTGGTAGGCTGTTTCAAAGAGATCGTTCAGCTTCGCCCGGTCAAGCTGCCCGTCCGTAAAGAACGACCGCAGCGCCTCCTCTGCCATCGGCCGCAGGACCTCCCGCTTCTCCTGCCCCGGCACGCTCAGATTTTCCGCCAGCTCGTTCACCAGCCCGGACTCCAGCCGCCGCACATACTGTGCCGCCTTCTCCCCCATCAGATCCCGATACCGCCCGTCCTGCGAAGAATACCGGAACTGGCTGACCGACGGCGTGTTGTCCGCCTGCGGCAGCGTCCCGTTTTCAAAATAATCCCGGATTGCTTGCAGTACCTTGTTTGCGTGCGTCCCTCTGGAAAACTCCGTGCTGGAGATCGTGTTGCCCTGCGCGTCGTCAATGTCCAGAATGACCTCGCCGCGTTCCTTGCTGATAAAATCACCGAGCGCGTCCATCTGTGCCTTTGTCGGCATGACAGCAAGATTGATGCCTCCGCTCTCAGGGGAAATGCGGATGTTGCCTTCCTGCATAAAGCGCACCATGCCGCCGCTGTAATCTCCGCCGCCGTAGTCCTCGCCCAGCGCGTCAATGATATCCCGATGATCGACCGTCCGGTATCCGCCGGGCCCGCCCTCGTGCCGCCCGGAGAAATCCAGCCTTGCGCCGTTCAGCAGCACATAGCCCGTCTCGCTCCTCTTGTACGTCCGCCCGAAATAGTCGAGCGCGGTCTTGTCGTTCTGCTTTCTCTGCTCTGCAGCCGTTTGATCTGCGCTGGCAGAGAATTTCCTCTTTGCCGTCTCTGCGGTAGTTCCAACACTTACAACATCTGAAAATTTCTCTCCGTACAGATTGACTTTAGGCCCCTTATAGGTTATACTACCCATAGAACCATAGCGTTGCAGAGTGATAGGCATTTGGAAGCCTATTGTTCTAAGTAACGGGATGGTTCTTTTTTCGTCTGCGTGCAGGACAAAACTGTTCTGCACGAATCTGTCTGGATGATTGTCTTTCGTGTACGCGCTTGCAACCTTCTGCATATCATCCAGCAGCAGCCCGTTTTCTGTCGGTCGAAGGTCCATCACGCACATGACCGCTCTTCCGTCACTGGCTTTTACCGTCCCGAAGATAACAAGTCTGCTGTTCTCTCTTACGTTTGCGCTGTTTCTGCTTTTCAGGATCAGAACCGGATCGTCCAGAATCTCCGGGATCCGTTGGATCTCGCGGATCGTCATTTCAGGGTGCTCCTTCAGAATGGTGCTGATCTTCTCGCCGTTCATATAAATATCGCTTTCGATTGCCCCCAACCCTTGCAGCGTCGCGCCGGTCTCACCCAGCACAAAGGACGTGCCCTCCGGCATCCCGGACTTGTACCATGCCGCCACTCTGCTTTTGAAATCCTGTGCAATCGACATTTTCGCCGGTGGCGCTCTCGCGCTGCCGGATTTTTTCTGCCACTGGCCGACCTCCATCTTCACGTCCGCGCGCAGCTGGTTCGTGCCGTAGTCCGTGCGGTTCATGCCGGCGTAGGTATCCGCGATGATCTCCTCGACGTAGGCGTCCGTGTCGTCGCCGTAGATCCCGGCGTATGCGTCCACATAGCTCTCGATCATCTCCTTTGTGATCTTGCCCTCGCCCAGCAGCCGCTTCTGGATCTTCGCCGCCATCTCCGGCCAGCGCTTGACAAGCAGGTGATACCCCTCGTGCTTCGCCAGCTCGAAGGCGGAATACTCCTCGCTGTCCGCCCGGATGAGCACGGAGCCGTCCTCCGTCACGGCAGCGTCCGCATAAAACGTCTTCCCGTCTATCTCCTGCGCCAGCTGCCCGGTGAAGAACCGCGCATTCTGTACGCCCATCGACCGGAAGAACTTTTCCGCCGCCTGGATATCCTCGCTTCTTCCCTCCTGCCCCTTCGGCATGACGCGCACTTTTTGCGCGTTGTTCTCTCCGAAACCGAGCTCCGAAAGCGTTACTTCATCCCAAGCCTTTGCGAGATCTCTTGCACCCTCCGCTCTCTTTCTTCCGGTGTCAGCTCTTTGCCGCTGCGCTGTGCTTTGGCGAACGCCTCCAGCTTGTCCTTCGGCACGCTGACCAGCCTGCCCGATTTGTCCTTCATCAGTAACCTCGATACTGCCATTGCCTGCTCCTTTCTGCCCTGCGGCAAGGCCCGCTCGATAGGCGGCTGCCGCCACGTCCTGATTCATACCCTCTGCGTAGCGCATGGCCCGCTGCTCGCTCGCGCCGAGCCTGCCCTGCTCATAGACCTGTCCGAAGCTCTGCGCATACTGCTCCGCCGGCATCCCCGTCGTGTTGCCGTTCAGGAAATACGACGCTGTTATCTCGTCATAGCCCGCTCTCCGGGCCTGCTCCTGCAAATACTGTTCTTCCTGCTGCGCAGCCGCTTCGTCCAGCTCCTGCTCCGCGCCCGCCGTCTGCTGCCGGGCATACTGCTCCATGTCCAGCTCGCCCATATTCTCTGTCCCCGGAATGGGCGCAAGCAAGCTGTCCTGATCGTACTGCTGCTGCGCCGCCCGCTGCGCCTGCTGAACGGCCTGTACAGACTGTTGTGCGCGGCTCTGTTCCTGCTCCTGCTGATATTGCTGTGCAAGCCTCTGGTTTTCCTGTGCCGTCTCCGCAGCGCTCTTGTAGATCTGGAATGTCTTCTCGTCCGCCCCGGCCTGCGCCTGCTCCTGCCGGGCCTGTTCCTGCAGCTGCTCGAGCCGGGTCAGCGTCTCCGGCACGCGCGGCTCCTGCCCTTCGTCCACGGCCGCCTGCTGCTCCTTCGCCACCTCACGCAGCGTGTTCTCCACGGCCTTCTGCGTCACCTCGCCGCCATCGTCCACGGTCTGCTGCAGTTCCTCGGCCAGCTGGTGCGCCTTCGTGCCCTCTTCCTGCGCCATGCCATAGTCGATGACGTCCTGCACTTCGCCCGCCTCGATGACTGCTCTGGCCGTCTGCGTTACGTTTGCTTCCAAAATCACGCGGTTCACGCCCGCATACGTCCCGGACATGGCAAGGCCGGACAGGCCGCCCGCAAGGAACGAAAGGCTGTCTTCTTTTGCGAAGTCTCCAACCATCGCCGCCAGCGCCTGCGCAGGCGTCTTGCCGTCCGCAATGTAAGCCGCGTAGGCAGACATGACCTCACCCCGGTCATGCTTCGCTACCACATCATACGCGCGGTTGAGCCAGTTGGACGCGATTTCTTCCGCGCCTTCCGACGCAAACGACCGCAGCGCCTTCTTCCACACGGCCTTTCCGCTCAGCATGTTCTCGATGATATCGCCCACGGAGTATTTTTCCGTAATGCCCTCGATTGCGCCCTCGACAATGCCGTCGATCAAGGCTTCCTGATTGGACTTCCCGTTCTGGATCCCCTCATACACGGAGTCTGCCGCAACCTGCGAGCCCATCACCCAGTTCATCGTCTCCGCAACCGCGTCCTTCGCCCCCGCACCGGCCACGCCGCCGAAGGTTCCCACGAGCCCCGTCGAGACCGCCATGTTGACCGCGCTGTCCAGTGCCGACGTGCCCGCCTGATACAGAAACTGCCCCGTCGGGTTCATCCCCTGCATCACGCTCCCCCGGATCCCGGAGGAAAGCCGCGTCGCATTGTATGCCGGGCTGTAAACGTTCGTCGGCATATCCTCGTTCTGATATCCGCCCGCCCAGCTTGGCAGCACGCCGCGCAGCGATTCCAGATTGCCCAGCGCCTTCCCCGGTGCCAGCGCCGCAGAGAACAGCGTGCCGCCCACCGGCGACCGCTGTCCGATCTCCTGTGCCGCCGCATCGAGCTTCTGCGCGTTCTCATAGTCGTCGAGCACCTTCTGCCATTCCGCGAGCTGCTTCAGCTTCTCGTCGTCATAGCCCTTCTCGTTCAGTGCCTTCTTCGCGTCGTATTTTGCATACGCTCGCACCTGATACCCGTTCAGTTCCTTCCCGCGGTACTGCCGGAGCAGATTCTGGTCTTCCTCGCTCAGGTCTCCGATCGCCTCCTGCGCCCTGGCCAGCACGCTCTGGCTGTCGACCTGTGCCTTTCGTTTCTGCAGCGCGTCGATCTCGTTCTGCAGCTGCGTCACGCTCTTTCCGTTCTCAGACAGACCCGTCCCGGAAAAATGCGTGTCCGCCTGCTCGACCTCGCGGTTGTAAATCTCTCCTTCAAGCAGCTTCGACGTCCGCCGCATCCCGCGCACCTGGTCCCGCTCCACGGTCTTCATCGCCCGTGCCCGCGCGATTGCCTTGTTTACATCATCCTTCTGGCTTTTGACTGATGGGCGGAACGTCAGCGCCGCGCTCTGCTGCTGCAGTGCCATCAGCCCAAGCTGCCGCCCCTGCGCCGCCTCCACGCCGCGCAGGTAATTCTGGTATGAGCCATACTGTGTCTGCATCGCGGAAGACCGGCTGTATTCCTGCTGCGATACCTTCCCGCTGATTGCCGCCCCCGCACTCTCCGCCTTTTTCTGCCCGCTCTCGCCATCTCTGGAATAAAGCTGCACAGCAGCGCGATACGCCTCAAACGCTGCCTGCCGGCGCCGCATTTCCTCGTTCCCGTTCTGTACACCCGCTACAAAATCCGTCCGGTTCATAAGACCGCCGGAAGAACCAGCCGCTTTCGACTGGTTCTTCTCGACGCCATTCATAAACTTCTTCTTCGAAATAAGGCTCATTCCGCCCTCCTTATTTTCTGCTCTTTGAGACCTTCGCCTGCTTATAGCTGACGCCGCTGTCGATCTTCTGCCCCGTGCGCTCCCAGATCAGATTTGCGAGGTTGTTCCACTGCTGCTTGCTCATCTGGCTTCGCGCGTTCACGGCTTCATCATAGGCCCGCTCCGTTTTCCCCTGCGCAAGCAGCGTCGAGATCGTCTGCATCACGCCCCTGTAGCTCGCATCCAGCATGGACACATTTTCGTTCCGGTTCCCGTAGCCGTTGATGAGGTTCAGCCCCGCAGAGCTGCTTCCTCCGCCGCCACCGCCGCCGGAGCCCTTCGCTGCCGCCTGCTCCGCCGCCAGCGCCTGCAGGTAGGCAGCGTTTTCGTTGTTGGCCTTCTGCGCCCAGTAGTTCAGCATCGTCTCCCACTGGCTCTGGTCCAGCGACCGCTCCGAGTTGTACGCGCTCCGCGCATCCGAAAGATCCGAATAATAATCGCTGACCGTATCCCGGTACCGGCCATAGTCCGTGTCTTCCCGGCCCTTCACGAGGCTGTACTGGTTATAAAGGTCCGTCCCCTCATCCTGATACCGCTGATATGCCTGCTGCTGCAGCTGCGGCACGATGTCGTTGAGGTTCTGCAGATACGCATTGTACGCCTGCTGGCCCACCTGCTCACCGTAGGTCGAGCCATAGCCGCCCGTGAGTGCCGCCGCCTGCCCCATCGTGTCCTGCATGGCAAGCCGCCCGAGACGCTGATACTGCTCCCGGTACTGCTGGTACAGAGGATCCGTCCCCATGTCATAGCTGAATTTCTTCCGGTTCCGGATCTGGTCATACAGGCTCGTCAGCTCATCGTCCCAGCGCGACTGATACGCGCCCGGCTTGCTGGCCTTTACCTGCTCCAGATACGCCTGCGCCGCCTGCACGCTGCCCGACGGCGTATAGCCTCCCTCCAGTCCGTTCAGCTTGCTTCTCGTGTAGTCCGAAACACCGGACATGGTGTAGGGGCTGTTCCGGGTCTGGTAGCTTCCGCCATAGTTGCGCGTCGTCTGGTTCTTGTTCACCAGCTGCGACTGATAGCTTCCGTCCGCGTTCACGCCCGTAATGCGGTACGTGCCGCCCCCGGTCACAACCTCGTCGCCGGCTGAAAGCCCCGCCGGGGCCCTGCCGCCCGACTCTACTCGATATACGCTCATAGTCTCACCGCCTTAAAGCTTGAAGTGTGTCGCGTACTGCTTCGGCATGTACGCCTGGTTGTAGGCGTTGAAATACCCCTGATAGTAGCTGTTGTATTTCGCCGCCTCGTTTGCATACTTCGTCGTCTCCCCGTTGGCGTCGCAGATCTTCATCCCCAGATACCAGCGGTAAATTTCATCATACGGCCACGGGATCAGCAGCTCCGTTTCCAGAGCCACGTCCTCCCCATAGCCCGTGAACGGCTCCGGTTCCTTCTCGTGCTCGTGCGTACAGATGATATCCCGGTACACGATCCCGTCCAGCTCCGACAGCCACCGGACCTTATCCGGCGTCTCGTACTGGTTCGGCAGTAACCGGTCGACCGTCTCGATTGCTTCTCTGATTTTCATAGTCCCCTCCTTACCAAAAGAAGGGGCATTTCTGCCCCTTCCTCTGCTTCATGCCGTCATGGGCATTTACTTGTCAGTTGTCCGCCTGCGCGCGGCGGAAGGCTTCCTCCTCCGCCATCCGCGCGTTCATCAGAACCTCATACACCGGCAGCGGGACCTGCACGTCCTTGCCCTTCGGCACCATGAACGTCCGTCCGTTTACCGCCACAAAGCGGCTCTGCTCCTCGTTCTCCTGCCCGCGGGGCAGATAGATCGTCTTCATGACGTCCCACACGTCTTCCGGGTTTGCCTGTGCAGCCGCCGCAGCGGTCTTCTCAGTTGCCATTGTATGTGCTCCTTTCTCAGTTGGCTTCGTCCGTACCGGAGTATGCGCTGCAGCTCTCCACGCGGACCATGCGGTCCTCGTACAGCAGCTTCGCCGCCATCTCGGCCTTGTAGCCGACGGTCGAGAACTGGTTCAGCGGGCCGCCGATCTCGTCCTTGCCCTTGACGATCATCTCAAGATTGCCGCCCTCCGGGTCGATCATCTTGTATGCGTCCTTGCCGAGGAACAGCGTCGCGTACACACTGTAGTAGACCGCCGTTCCTCCGTCAGACGCTGCCGTCTTGACCGGGCAGGTCGAGTTGTTGAAGATCTTCGCCTCCGTCGTCTCGACAAACCGGACGCCGTGCAGCTCGCCGATCTCACCCGAGAACAGCGGCGTGACGTCTGCATACTTGTGCGCCTCGACCCATGCGTCCGAGGACCGCAGGTCGTATGCGACCGACGGGTGGATGATGGCGACGTACTTGCCGTCGATCTTCGGAGCCTTCATCTTCTTCAGCGTCGTCACGGCCTTGTTGACCTCGTCCGGCGTCAGCTTCGCCGTCAGGTCGAGGCCTGCACGGCTGGTGACTGCCGTATGCGCGCCGCCCGCTGCGACCTTGTCGCAGTACTGCACGTTCGAGCCTGCCACGACCGCGTCGCGCACGCGCTTGTCGATGGACGTACCCGCGGAAGCGCCGAGCTCTTCGGTCGCGCCCAGGATGACGTTGTCCAGCGCATGCAGCTCCAGCTGATCCGAGACCGTCACATACAGGCCGATCTGCTTGATCGCGCCGGTCGTGCTGGTCTGGCCCATCTTCTGGCCGGTCGGGATGACGCCTTCGGTCAGCTCCTCCGCGTCCTTCAGCGTGTTCCACTTGCGCCACTCGACGGTCTTTCCGTGGTTGCGCGGCAGCGCCTGACGGCCTGCCAGCTGCGCATGCACGAGGTTCGGCCGTGCGTTCTCGAGCAGCTGCGTGTCGTAGAACGTCTTCATGGTCGGCGCGAGCGTGTCGTTGCCGCTGAATGCGGTCGTCTGACCGGTGCCTGCGTTTACATAGTTGCCGGTCGCGTTGACGAGCGTACCGGCGTCAGCAAAAAACTGAAATCCGACTTTGGATTTAAACATAGCTTCTTATCTCCTTTCTCAGGGGATCACTCGTTCCCCTCTTGCCGCGCGGCGGCGCATGTCCTCCACCTCCGCGCGTGACCAGTGTGTTTTCATCGGGACGTTCTCTCCGCCCGCAGCGCCGGAGCCGATCTCCTGTGGCCTTGCGCCCTGTGCCTGGATGGTCCGCATGACGTTCTCCCGCGCCTGGTTCGCCACCAGCTGCGCCTGTGCCTGTGCGATCTCCTGCTGATGGATGACCTCATAGGCCGTCTTCGGCGGCACGCCCGCGCCCATGAGCCGTGCAAAATCCGGGTTCTGCATCTCGGTCTCAAAGTCCGCGCCGTACCGCGCCGTCACATCCCGGGCAAAGTCTGCCTGGATCCCGGCGAAGGCTTCTCGCATCTGGTACTCCTGCAGCTGCCGCCGCATGGCCGTATTCTCGGCCCTGCCGGCGTACTCCTTTTTGAGGGCGTCCGCCGACATGCCCTTTTCCATGGCCTCCGCGCTGTAAAGCCGCTCGTCAGCGGAAAAGCGCTGTGCCAGTGCCGCGAAGTCCGTCTTCCGCGGGTCCGACGTGTCGATCCCATAGAGCGCGCCCAGCTGATCGATGATCGGTGCCATCGCCTCCGCCTGCCCCTTGTACTGGTTCAGCCCTCGCACGCGCTGCTTTACGACCTTCTGCACCGCAGAATCAAAGTCCTGCTTGTACCGGCCCCGGATCAGACTGTCAAACGTTTCTTCCTGCTGTGTACCCTGTCCCTGAGCGTCGGGGACGTTGACCGGCTGCTGCTGCACCTGCGCCTGTGCGGCTGCCTCCTGCCCGCTCTGCTGACCGGCGGCGTCAGCTGCGTTCGCCTGAACGCTTACGCCCGTGAATTCGCCTTCCATGCTATAAATTCCTTTCTGGCGTTTATTCTAAAATCATCGTAGCACAAACTTTTCCCAACTTCACCCCACGCCAGTCAGAAATAATCCCGCCGGAACGGGCCGCCGCAATCGTCGGTTCTTATCCCGGCTGCGTGCTTTCTTCCGACTTTTTGCGCGCATTCTCCACGATCTTCGGCTCCTGCGCCTCGCCGGTGTTGATCTCCGGCTTCTCCGCTGCCTCTGCGCTCGCCTGCGGGACTGCCTGTCCGCCCTCCTGCAGGATCTGCTGTGCCAGCCCCTCACCCATGACCGGATCGTACCGGTCTGCCAACGCCAGCGCCAGCTGCTGCCACTCGACCAGCCGCTGCTGCAGGTCCGCGTTCTCCTGGATTTTCTGGATGATCGAGTCTTTCCCGTCGAAGTCCATCATGTCCAGTGTAGATAGCGCCTGGTCGACCATCTGCGGGTTGAAGAATCCCAGCTGGAAGAACTGCAGTGCCAGCTCGTTCTGCGCCATGGACGTGTACTCACTCGCCTTCTGCGCCGAGACCTCAATGTCGAAGACCGGCTTCCGCAGCCCATCCGGCTGCCCGTTCGCGCCGTAGAGCGTCTGCGGCTGCAAGCCCTGATTGCTATACTGTACGAACTGCTCTGCCCCGCGCTGCCCGATGATCCGGAACTGCCGCGGCAGATCGTAGAACTGCCGGATCCGCTCAATGACCATCCGGATCATCCGCGCATACGCCCGGTATGCCGACTTCGTAGAATCCTTGCTGCTCCTGCCGGATGCCTCCTGCAAGGCCGCAATGGCCGAGGCTGCCGTCACGCCCGAGTTTGTCGCGCCGTTGTTGACATCCGTGTTTCCCGTCGTCCACTTGAGCTCTTCAATTTTGTTCTGCAAGATCGCAATGTAATTGCTGTTGAGCATGTTCACCTGGATCGGAACCAGACTGTCCTGCCCCAGATTCCCATCCACATGCACAAACGGCTTCGTCCAGTCCGCGAACTCCTGCTCGTTGACCGACCCGTCCGACCGCTTGAACCACCGAGGCGTCGTCGCCATGATCGCGTTCTTTACGATCGCCTGGTTCATCCGGTCGATCTGCTCCTGCGTCGACTTGCCGACGTCGATATAGCCGTATCCCGCTATGCTCCCCTCCACCGGGAACAGCGCGTCGACCACGAACGGGTATTCCCCGTCGTCATACAGCCCCGTCTCGGCCATGGGCCGCCCGGCCGGCTGCTGCACAATGCTCCCGTCCGGCAGCGTCAGCGTGTCATATTTCTGTTCCGTATCGTTCTCCGTCGACTGCAAAATCGTATCGCCCACCAGCTTTGCAAAGTGCAGCACCTGCCGTCCGTTCTGATATTTCTTGTAATACCAGTCCACCACCATTGACTTGTTGTCAAAGTTGATGACGTCGTCCGTGTTGTACTTCTGCTGGATCTGCGGATTGGAGTTGAGCTTTCCCCGCAGCTCCGGGTACTTCTCGACCAGCAGATCGTTGTCCACCATCTCCGTCAGGAAGATGTTCTTCGACTTCTGCAGATCCCGCACGCCCGGCTCCCAGAAAAAAGACAGAATATCCACCGGCTGCACCGAGATATCCCCGAGTCCATTCAGCTTCGAGGAATCCCACTTCACATGCCAGATGAGCGTCCCCTGCTTGAGTTTCGTCCACTGGCTGTCCGAATAGACCTCTTCAAAGTCGTTCTGTTCCAGGATGACCGGCAGCACCGAGGAAAGCTTCGCTGCCTCCTCCCGGTCGTCCGGTTCCCGCGGCCGGATCGCCGGGGCCGGATATGCCGCGATGGCATCCGCGTGCTTGCCCATAATGACGTTGAAGAGCCACGCCGATGTCCACTTGTCGTCCTCCTGGTTCCCCTTCTGGATCCTCTGCCAGCTGCGCATGCGCCACCAGTCCTCCGAAGCAATGACCCGCGCCTCCAGCGCACTCTTGCCCTGCCGGTATTTCTGCAGCGTGTCCATGGCCTTTCTGGCCTGCTCTTCTCCGATGGACTTCCGCGTCGTCAGCCCGCTCGCCGTGTCATTCTGCATTCTCGGCTGCATCTGCTCTGCCTGCATCCTCTGTGTCCTCCTTCCGCATATCTGCTGCCGTCAGCAGCTCGACCTCATGCCGGATTCCGTCCAGCACAAGCCCCACCACGACCGGCGGCAGCCCCGCCCGGTTGATGTCCATGATCAGCCGCTCCCGCAGCTGCACGATTGCCTTTGTGATGTTCATTTCAATCTCCTTCCGCCGCTATGGCCGCATTGCCTGAATCAGCTTGTTTACTCCGGCCTTCATGTTCAGCAGTATCCGTGCATAAATCGGGGCTCCTTTTTGGATGCTGTCAGGCTTAACCCCATCATACATTGCTTGTCTCGCATCTTCATCGACATATAGCAGCCCTCCCCCTATCCCATTAAACGCCTGTCTGACAATGCTTGCCGTTATAGTATCCCCAGGCACAATTGTAGGAACAGTATCAGCCCGCACCCCTGTCAGCTCGCTCATAGCGATCAGCTTTTGATACAATTCATTCATCGCAGCTGCGGTCAGATTCGACACATGCTGCCCAGCCTTGATTTTTTCATCATCATTGTCTGTCCACGCAAAATCTGAAACTTGAACGCGACGGACAAAGTAAAATCTTATCACGGAGCCGCCTTGTTGTATCCGGTTTAAATTGATGCTTTCGCCCTTGATCCAGCGATCCATCTGCCCTGCGCCTCTGCATATCATAAAAACATATGCCTTCCCATATGTTTTGTAGGCCAGCGTATCTGTGACCGCAATTTCTGTCCCCTCTATTTCTTCGGTCAACGTCGCCATCAGCGTTCCACCATTGTCGGTATAGCATTTTTCCGTATACGTCGCCATATCCTCACCCAAACACCGGCGTTGCGGTGCTGATCCCCTCGATGGATTTTGCATGGAAAATGATCTTCCCGCTTGCGAGCAGCTGGATCCACGCGCTTTCATCCTTGTTCTGCAGATACACAGAGCCCTTTGTCGACTTGATGCGCACCGCCGGGCCGGACAGATTGACCGCATATTCCGCCGTGCTGGAGGACGTAAACTGCAGACTGCCCTCCGCGCCGCCGATCGTGCCGTTGGAGAAATTTGTGCCCGCGATCTCAAGACCGTTGCTGATGATGTTGATCTCATCCATGATCTGCTTGAGCTTCGCCTGAATGCTCGTGCCGTCGAGCTTCAGATCCGTTGCGTTGATCGTTCCGCCGATCTCAGCCCCCGTGCACGTCAGCTTGCCGTTCGCGTCGACCTTGAATTTGTCCTTGATGGAAAGCCCGCTCGTGCCGAAGTACATGCTTGCGCTGCCCCCAAATTCGTTGGCCTTGCGGAAAATGCTGCTTTCCGAGATCGTCCACGGGCCGAACGTCGAGTCGGCTGCTGCCGTGATCTTCCCCGACAGCACCGCCCCCGCCGCCTCCAGCGTCCCGGATGGGAAATGCAGCTTCTTGTCGCTTAAATACGCGACCTCCTTCCCGTCCTGCCAGAAGCTCACCCGGTCCGGCGTCACCGTCACCAGCTCGTTCTTCGTCTGGTCGATGACCCGTTCGCCGCCGTCCGTCACCGTCGTCTCGATGTTCCCCACGCCCACGCCGTACACCGGCGTCACGTCGTTGTAATACAGCAGCCCCGTCTTGATATACTGCTGCGAATTCACCGAGAACTGATTGTTGACGCCCGCCGTGTAGTCATACAGCTGTTTGATGCCGACGGAATTGCCCTCGATCGTCAGCTGCGTCTTTTCGAGATACTTTCCGAAGTCCGAGATGGCCACATAGCTGCCGGACAGCTTCGTCGACCACGTCTCCGAGTTTGCCGCGGCGAAGTCCGCCGTCTTGATGATGAGCGCTTTCAGCGCCCCGTAGCCGGAGAGCGTCGTTTTTTTCTCCGCCTCGGAGAGGCTGTCCGCGTCTATGGCCTGCGAGATCTCCGTCAGCGTCGCCTTCGCCGACCAGTCGGCGAGGTTCAGCTGCTCGGTCACGCTGCACAGATACCGCCGCATGCTCTCCAGCTGCTCCTGCGTCGTCTTCCCCGCGATCGACGGGTATGCAAGTGTCAGACTACCCATGTTGCACCTCCCGTCTTACGCATCGCTTCCTGCCTCCAGGACTCGCGCCAGACTGAACAGCTTCATCTCGCCCTTTCCTGTCAGCCGGAACTTCAGATGGTCGCACCGCGCGGGCCGGATCGGCAGCAGGAACGTCCGCAGCCCCCGGCCTTCAATGTGCCCGCAGTGCCGCCACACACCGTCTGAATCATACTGCACCCAGAAATCGACGCTCGACCCCTTCGGCAGCTGCATGCGCAGATTGATGCGCGAGACGTATTTCTTCCCGACGAGTCCATACGTCATGATCCCCGTTTCCGCCATCCAGCCTACCGGGCCTTCCAGCGTCCCGACGCTGCCGTACACGGTTTTGAGCGTCCCGTCCTCAAGGAAATACAGTTCATCGTCCACCCGCGCGAAGTCCTCTGTGTGGGTGCTGTCCTCCTTGTGCCACAGGCCCTTTCGCGTGTCGTAGACGAACAGCGTCCAGTTGTGCGCCGCATCCTCCATGCTGATGAAGTATTTCCCGCGCACCCCGCCCGCGACGGCATTGTAATACAACTTTGTCCCGAAGCAGCTTCCGATTTCGCTCGGCAGACTCCCGTCGTACACGCAAACGCCCATCCGCGATTTGTAATACAGCCGGTCGTCCACCACGACCAGGCTCTTGCTCGACCCATTCTGCACACCCGCGCATTTCTGCACGACCACCTGATGTGCCCCCGTCGCCGACGGATACACCCGATGGAAGCAGTCTTCCTTGAAGAAGATCGGACTGTCGGCCAGCGTCGCCGCGCCTGTCCACTTTCCGTCCGTGCCGCAGCTCGCGCGCCATGAATCCGTCGACACGCCCTGGTAGCACTCCCAGTTCTTAAAATCGCCCAGCTTGCAGCAGTAGATCTCATTGACGGTCTCTCCGTCCGCCACGCCGTACTTGCAGCCCCACAGCCGGTTCCCGCTCTCGGTGATGAAGTCCATGCTTGGGACCTTCCGCGCCGTCTTCACGGTCCCGCTCGTCACCTTCGTCGTCTCGTCGACGAGGCCGACGATCACGAGGTAGCTCTCGCCCACATCGTAGAGGATCTGGCTGCCGTTGAGCTTCTCGACCTGCTCGTTTCCGGTCAGCCCCGAAAGCCGGATGCCGTCGTACTGCTTAAAGCCCTTCCCGATGCCGTTCGCGGAAAGCTTCAGATACACCGTCGGCACGGATACCCACTGGCTTGTTGCCTCTGCCCACTGCTTGAGCGTGTGGAGCTTGCCGGACGTGTCGAGCCAGTACTGCCCGTTCGACGGACTCTCCGGCTGGCTGGCCTGCGTGTAGCTGACCGTCAGCGCCGTCCCGTCGACGAGGCAAAGAGAAATTTCCACGTTCGTGCTCGATGCGTCGACCACATTCTCCTGCCCCATGTACCCGTTGTCGGAGTATTTTTCGGTGTTGAAGTAGATCCCGTCCGGGAAGATGCACAGATACGCGCCCATGGAAACGAGCTGCTTTTCTCCCGCCCTGATGCTGACAGACGGCATGTAGCTCTCCATGGAAGCGCCATTGATGTAAAGCACCTGATTCTGCACCCAGCACAGTGCATCCTTCGCCAAGATCCCCTGCACGCCATCGATCGCTTGCGCCGTCCCCCGCCTTGGCCGCGGCGCGAGCAGTGGGTACTCGTCCGCCGACAGATTCTCCATGTCGTAAAACTCCCCGTCCGCCAGCTCGAGGTTGTGGTTGTATCCGAGAAAGACCTCCGTCATCATGGTCTGCTTCTCAGTCTCCGTCAGTTGTGGTGCCAGCATGGCCTTACCTCCTTTTCATCATGTCCAGGGGATCAAACAGAACCGGCGGTGCTTCTGCCGGTACCGTCGGCTTGATTGGCCGCGACATGCACATATACCGCCATTCGTCCGCGCAGTGATCCTCCATTTTCGTATCCAGATCCTCCACCTTGTGCTCGTCATACATGAGCATCGGGATCGTCCGGATAAACGCTTTGCACCCTGCAAATACATACATGCTCGGGTATCCATCCGGGTCAAACTGTAGCCGGTAGTGGCACTGCATCCACCCCGCAATGCGCTCATTGTCTCCCGGTGAAAAATATACACCGTATTTCGCTGCGGTCTGCATGATGCTCTCTCCGCGATCCGCCGCCCAGCACGCCGGGTCGGCGACGCCGATGATGTTCTTCCCTTTGAGCCACGCATGCGTCCGCTCGATCCTGCTGATCTCCGCAAACTGCTTGTCCGGGTTCCACTTGACGCCCTCGTTCGGTGCCTTCGTGCATCCGTAAAGCTCCAGAATGCGATAGATCACGCCGTCATAGTCGACCGCCCACCACGCACAGGAAAACGGCTTGCCGTAGCCAAAGTCATAGCTCCTGCAGATCGTCCACCCGTCCGGGATCTCAAACGGCTCAATGACATGCGTCCAGCGCCGGTCTTTGTAGTGTTCCGGATCGTCCCGGAAGTCCTCAAAGAATTGCCCTTCGTAGACGTCCCACCTGCCATACAGCCATGCCTCGCGCAGCTTCGGCGGCAGTGTTTCGAGCTGCTCGATATACTCCGGCTGGATCTGCATCAGGACTTTGTTGTCCTGCACCAGCGCCTGAATGAAGCTGTAGTTTTCCGGCTTCTCTTTGTCCTCAAATCTGCGGTCAATGAACAGGCGCTTGAAATACGCATGTGCCGGGCCGCCCGGGTTCAGCGTGTAGTACGTCCGCTTTGGAAACGGGTTCGTGCCGCGCACGCAGGCGTTGATCTGGTCGATCCACTCCTTTTGCAGCTGCCCGGCCTCGTCAATGAACAGCACGTCGTATTCCGCGCCCTGGTATTGCCCCAGATCTCCCGCGTTGTCGCAGTAACCGAACGTGATCGTCGATCCGTTTGGGAACCGGAAGGTCCTGTCGGTGGTGTTGTACTTTGCGATCCCCGCCAGCTCTTTTTTCAGCGGCTCGATGTGGTTGTTCCGGAGCTCAGGCATCGCGCGCCTGACGATCAGAACCTTGATCCCTGCGAAGTGCAGTGCCAGCAGCTTTGCCTTCGTCCGCACAGCCCAGCTTTTCCCTCCGCCGCGCGCACCGCCATAGGCCACATGCCGGTGATGATCCAGCAGAAACAGCTTTTGCTTTTCGTTCGGTTCCCCGAAGCAGCGCTTTTTCATCCCGCGTAAGCCTCCGCCTCCGCCTCCATCGTGATCCTCTGGCTTTCATCCTTTTTTTCGCCCTCCGCATCCTGTCTGTAGCGGAACCCATACTCCAGCGCGAACTGTGCCCCACGCTGAGAATCCCGGTCGAACAGTCTTTCGGCCGTATATTGTTCCACGCGCGTCTGCGCGCGCGAAATCGTGTCCATAAATTCTTTCCTGGCCTTGTAGTTGTACAGACTTTGCCTGCTGGAAAATCCCAGCGCCAGCGCAAGCCCCGGGATCGTCGGCGGCTTCCGGTTCACCCAGACCGGAGTCCCGTCTTTCTGGTTGAAAACGATGCGCCCGTCCTCATCCCGCAGGATCTCTCCCTTGCAGCTCTCAAAATACGCCTCGATCAGTCTTTCGATCTGCTCCACGGATTCATACTTCGGTTTCCTCGCCATGGCTCACGCCTCCCTTCTGCTTTTCAGCATAGCGTATCCGGAAAATCTTTTCACCCCACGCACGCAGAATGAGCGCATACGGCGTTCCGCATGCGCTTCGGCTCTCATTCTGTTCTTTCGTAGTATCGGAGCTTCGCCGCCGCGATGCTGCACCGCACGTAGTCAAAGCTGGCGCAGTATCGCGTGATGTAGTCTGACGTCTCCCGCCGCTCAGGAAATGCGAGCACGCATTCTCCCTCGCAGCGGATCGTCTTTTTCCCGGCTGCCTGCCAGAATGGGCAGATATACTCCCTGTGCCAGTAGTCGCTCGTCCCTATCACCCTTTCGTTTTAAAACCTTACGCATATACAAGGTTTAATTTAAGCGGCTGCCCGTCCGCTTTTTCTTGCCCTGTTCTTTCCGTTTACGTTCGTCCGCGTTCCGGCGGGATTACATATTTAAAATAGAGATACCCATACTGTGTGCCTCTCGCCTCCACCAGCACATAGCCCCGCGGCGCCACCGGCGGTCGCTCCACGCTGTACTCGCGCACCGCCTCCGTCGCGGGCTCCGGCTCCGGCCGGACGCAGTTCCTGCTTGCCTTGTACCTGTGCCCGCCGAACTCTTTTCTCCAATGCGCGTGCAGGTAGTCAGCCAGCGCCTTATAATCCCGGCCGTGGTCGACTTTGTTTCCATTTTCGTTCATGTAATAGTTGTGTTCCCGCAAATGCCGAACCTCGATCACGCTGCCGAGGCCCCAGATCCTGCCGATCTCCTCCTCCGGAATGCCGTCCGAGATCATGTGCAGATGGAACCGGCTCGTCGACTTGCCCTGCCCGTAGACAATCACGATCTTGGCGTTTGGGTATTTATATAGTAGGCGGCGGTAGAATCTGTCCCGGATGAGTTTCATCTCGGTGGCAGTATGTACCTCGTTCTCGGCGTCGAGTGTCAGCGTGGAATACAGGCTGGTCGGGCCGAAGTTGGCATTGACGAGCGCTTCCAGCTTCCCCTCGGAGATCTTCCGGTTGAATTCGTCCTGCTCTTCCCGCGTCTGGAAGCGCGGCTTGCGCGGTTTGCTGGTCTTTTTGTCCGCACCGTCGGACACGGTATACACGATCTGTGTACATACCTTCCCGGCAAACAGCCGGCGCTTGTGCCTCTTTGCCATCATCCACACCTCTTTCTCCCGGGCGGACAGAGCCGTCCGCCCCTACAGGTCTTCTGCCCGCTCAAAGCGTGGCCGGATATTCCGGCCATGCGTTCAACGATCATCCGAACATGTCGCGTCGCCGCGGGTACCATTTACTGCCGTCTGCAACAAGAACCCGAGCAACATCCACACTTTGTCTTTCACTTTGCCCATGCAGATAGCTTCGCCCATCGTCTCGTCGTAGTTCTCGGCGCTCACGCAGCTCGAACTTTCAACGATTTCAAAGCCATTTCTAAGAACAGCCCTTACGATGGTCGTTTTTACTCCGAGCGTTTTCACCTCATGGAATGCGATGAAATCATCAACCATCCTCTGGCTGATGCTCGGTTTCTCTGTTTTCAAGCATCCGTTCGCCAAAAGCGGCATGTACGCCTTTTCAAACACATCTGCTGGGCTAAAGCTCTCATACCCGTCCTCATACCGCACTCGGTATCCATTTTCTGTTTTCTCCGCCTCTACCATTTTTGTTCCGATGTACTTTTGCATTTTTGTTCTCCTTTCTGTGCCCATAGGCTTCGGGCCATCTGCCCGCTCAAAGCGTGGCCGGAGATTCCGGCCACAGTTTCAACGGTCAGTTCGTGTATCCGCACGCCTTGCATGTGCATACGTCTGTCTCAGCGTCCCATTCGCAATCTGATGCCCCGCATTTCGGGCAGTACCCCCACGCGCCTCGCGCTCCTTTGGGGTCTGGCCCCGGCCCATTCAGCTTTGCATACCACAGATCCCCCTTCTGGCCCGGGTCTTCCCAATGTGCGGTATGCTCACGATTATCCCCGCGTTCCTCTCTTGCCTTCTTGATCCGCATTTCCAGACGAGCAAGCTTTTGCTTTCTGGCGTACTGTACCTCTGCCGCTACACCGAACGCCCACATCATTTCATCCAGTACGATCTGCACGTCCGCGATCTCCTCGGCGATCTCGTCATAGTTGTCAATCAGTCCGTCCCCAAGCCCACCGCGGCCCGCAAACGTCACCCGCTGCGCCTTGCACAGCTCCTTTGTCAGCTCTGCCATTTCTTCTATTGCAACCGCAATCTGCAAATCATAGCCAAATGTCTCAATCGCAGACCAATAGATGTTTTTTGTGTCTGTCATTCCTGCGCCGCCTCCATTTCCTTCCGCTCCTGCATAAATCCGTGCAGAAACAGCTCCAGCAGAGCGGCGGCGCGGTTGCACAGATTTGTGAAATCCTTCTTGCTGATCTGCAGCTTGCCGGTCGTAATAACTTCAGTCTCCGGGCGGCCAATAATCTGAATCGTCGGATTTGGCACCAGTTTCTTTTGTCCGTCCTCCACTATGAAAAGCGGCGGCGTGGCCTGCTCCATGACGATGCGCGGCGGGTATGCCTCGCCCCGGAAACTGGTATCCCAGTTCAGCTTTTCATAATAGGCAACAAAATTGTCGAGGTCGTGCGCAAACGCGCCCATGATTTCTGCCATTTTGATCTCCTTTCACACTTCCACGCACTCATCGGCGCGGATATTGATGCGTTTGCCGCCGGACTTGATCACATAGCCGTACCTCTTTGTGCTTGTTGGCGGGCTGTATCTTTCCGCCGGGTAGATCTGCCCGACGGCCGGGCTCAGCTCTGGATAAACCTCGACCGGCTTTGTGATGCGGATGTTTACCCGGCTGTGCGGCAGGCGGAGCTCGCCGTTTTCGGCGCGCATGCGCTCTCCGCATTGTATGTGTCCTTCGGCCCGCACTGCTTTGATGTTTGCGTTCCTGCATTTCGGTGAGCAGCACGGCTTGTATGTGCTGTACTGCCGCAGATAGCCCGGCGTCCGGTGGAATTCTTTCCCGCACTGCGGACAGATCAGTTTGACTAATTCCTGTTTCATGGCGTTCTTCCTTTCGTCTGGGGGCCGGTATTCCGGCCCCCGTGGGCAGGACGGGCTTTCACCGTCTGCGCACCGGCGCGCCGCGCTCGCTTGTCAGACGCTGCGCATTTCCGGGCGAGCCGCCCTTGACTGCCATCAGGCGGCTTATAAAAAGGAGGCAAGCGATGCCGTCAGGCGATGCCGACCCGACGGTGGGGTAACGTTGACTGGTTCCGTTCGCGCGCACGTCCCACACGCGCTTTTTTTATCCCCGGCGCACGGGCTTGAGGGTTTTACCGTGCGCCGGGTGCAAAGCCGAGGAAAGTTCCCCCCGCAGCCGTCTCAAGGCAAAGCGGCTGCGGCATATGTCCAAAAAAATAAGGTTCCCTGGCTGATTGCCTATTCCTTGGTGCTGATGTCCTTGTGCAGCAGGCCGTCCTCGCTCTTTTTGAACGGCAGCGCCTTGCGCCGCGCCTGTTCCTCCGGATTCCAGCCGCACCGTTCGCAGAAATCCGGTGCGTGTTTTGCGTACTGGCAGGCGTTTCCGCCTTTCGGCAGGCCGCACACTGCGTGCGGGCTGCTCTCGTTTTTTTCTTCCGGCATGTTTAAATCTCCTGTATGTCGATTCCAAATTTTGATCGCATGAATTTCCGGTTACGCAGATACTCCTTTGTCCGCGTCGGCTTGGACTTCACATCTTCGACGACGAGCTTGCCGCCGAATTTGTACGAAAAGTCCGCCGTGTACCGCACTGCGCGAATGCGCTCACCGGTCTCGCTGATGTACGATTCCTGCAGGGTGAACTGCGGTTGCAGGCGCAGATCGGAGATAATGCCAGCCCGGAGCATCACCATCAGCTCGTCATACCGTCGCGCCTCCTTCTGGCTGTCGAACCGGATCCCGGCCCGCTTCGCCCGCTCGTTGTGGTACTTCGTATTCCCCCGGCTCCCCTTGTGAAGGGGAGCTGGCGCCGCAGCGCCTGAGAGGTCGCTCTGCTGCCGTTCATAAAGCTCCCGCATCCGCGGCGGCATGTCCGCCATGCTCTCAAACCGCAGTCCGCTCATTCGGCGGCACCGTCCATCTTTGCACCGCAATGACAATACGGCTGTCGTCTACTCTCTACTCTGCCGCAACGTGAGCATCTGTAGTACCGTTCCGGCATGATGTGGTCACCGTCCAAGAATGAGATCCACTGCACATGCACCACCTCCGCAACGTCGGCGGCGGGCTGACGCAGCAGGAGCGTTTTCACTCGCTGAGGTGTCCAGTTTGGATTTTCCGCGTTGCATGATTCAAAGTCTTTCACCGCCTCGGTTCTGCTGATAAATTCTTCAGGCATGGTTTACCTCCTTTAGCCAAAGCTCACTCGCTGCCATCGCTCCCGCCCGGATTGCGGATTCCTCCGTTATTTTGCCCTCGTCCATTTTCTTCCGCATCAGCTTCGCGTACAGGGCGATTGTCAGCGTATCCTCTACCACACCGGCGTTTGTCTTCCAGCGCGGCTTTGCCGTCAGCCCCCAGTTTGCATGGTTTCTGCTCGTGCCGATAGACATGAGGATCTTTCTTGCACGTTTTCTGGTCATGGCCTGCCCTCCATTTCCCGCAAAGCCTTCTCGGCTTCTTCGCGGGTGAGAAAAATTGTTTTCCCTATGCCGCTCTCTACGGATGGGAGGAACGGGTACGTTTCAATGTCCCACTTTCCCTGTATTGCGAAGTATTTCATGCTCCCGACTCGGTGCTCGAAGATTTCTCCGGCAAACACTCTGTATAATTTATCGCCCACCTTGCACGGCAGCACCACCACGCGCTCGTCCTTGTCGGCTTCGGCAAGCTCGCGGATGTGATGGAGCAATGTAAGCTGCTCAGTCAGCGTTTTTGATTCTTTCAGTGCGTAATCAAACAGTTTCCCCAGAGCGGTTACTTCTTCTGGCTCCCGCCCCGTGTCCTCGTAGGCCGCAAGTCGATCTGCCATCTGAACGACTTCGGTCATCGTTAAGTGGTACAGACCGTGCCCATTTACCAGAACACAATCTTCATTCCGGCTTGTCAGTCGCTCCATCGGCATCCTCCTTCCCTTGTGTTTCCCGCGAAGCCCTCTCGGCTTCTTCGCGGGTTAAAAATATGCTCTTCCCGATTGCATTTTTATCGAAAGCCGGGCCGCCTGCCGTCTCGTAGATGACCTCGCGCACCGTGTGCTCATACACCCTCACCCCGTCAGTCTCGTACACCTTGCACGGCAATATAATGACGCACCCGTCCTTGTCGGCCTCGGCAAGCTCTACAAGCCTGCTGATTGGCGTATTGTTGAGCGTTTCGAGGTCTACCAAATGCTTTGCGGCCAGCGCAAGCTTAACCGTTTCCACTGCTTCCGGTTCAAGCCCCGTGTCCTCGTAGGCTTTCAGCCGTCCGTACAGATCGCGGGCCATCTTGCGGAAAATATCCTTGCCAAAGCCGTTGCTCGTTGGGCCGTTGATCAGCACGTTGAGCGTGCTGTCCCGGCACTGCTTCCAGTCGATTTCCTTTCCGCCGATCACGGCGTGCAGAAATCGGTCGGTGTCCGGGTCTACGTTGATATTAGGACTTGTCAGTCGTTCCATAGTTCTTCCTCCACATACCGCCAGCTCTGCGGCGGGCGGGTGACCGGCTTGGGTTTTGCCTTGAGCGCTACCTCTACCTCATTTGGCACAGCGTAAAATTCCCGCAGTTCGCGCGGGGTGTCGTAAATCTTGAGATTGGAGATGTGCCAGCCGAAGCCTGTGGCAGCTCCGAGATACTGGTGCAGCTCCGCAGGCTCTAGGCAGGTTGGCCGCGCAGCATCCGACGGGATCCTTCCCGCGCCGTTAATGTTGATGATCTGATCGCACAGAAATTCCCCGATAACCTTTTGCCGCTTATCCCATAAGCCAGTGGTCGGCGCTTTTTCCGTCTTTATGAAAACCGGCTTGCCGTGATACGTTTCTCCATAATTCTCATCGCCGTCTTTCATAATGGTGAGTAGCTTTTCCTCCGGTTTTGTGCAGTAGATATAGCACTTAAACGGCGTATCCATCTTCGGGCGCGTCTTGCGCACCTCGATCGTTTTCTCTCCTCTTATGATCTTCTCGCACCACCTTGGTCTGATGCTGATTAAAACAGCTATCATGCCTTGTCTCCTTTCTCCGGTGCTCCCGGCAGCGGCATCCAGTCGGTAATCAAACCCTGCGGAACCTCCCAGTTGCGACACTCCCAACCGAGCCCCGGAATATACCGAGCCGCATCCACGATGCTTCCGCCTGCGTCCTTAAAAGCGATAAGGTATCGCTTAATATAATCTGCTGGCAGCTTCTCCTCCACGCTGATCCACTGCGGCACCTTCTCCCGCAGCGCCGCGCTCTCGGCGGTCAGGCGCTCGATCAAGTCAGCTGCACCAACCATCATGTCGCCCATACAATCCTCGCTGTCAAACAATGGGCATTTCGCACAAGTTTGTGCGTCTGTTCTGCGGGAGCATACCCGCAGCGCCTGCACGATTTCCTGCCCCGTCATGTTGTGCCCTCCATCGCCTTCCCCCACGCGGCCAGCTGGGCGCGGATCGCCGCGCATAGCTTTCCTGCCTTGTCCTCGTCCTTGATGTGGGAAATGGCCTGTGTCAGCTGGTTAAAGGCTGCCTGCCACTGGTAGAAATACAGCTGCGCGGCCGTCACGTCCTTGTCGGACATGGCAAGCTTTCTGCGCAGATCCTCGATCTCTCCGGTCAGACGCTCCTTTTCCGCGTCCGAAGAGGCGGTTTCCGCCATTGCCTTTGCCGCCGCCAGCTGCTGCTTCAGGCTCTCCGCCTCCTTGCGGACGCGCTCGATCTCCTGTTCGGTCTTTGTGGTCTGCTTCCGCCATTCGTCGGTTTTCTTGCGCAGCTCCGTTTCCGCCTGCGCCCGTACCTTGGCCTCTGCGTCCCGGATCGCCTGCTCGTCGCGCTGGACAGCTACCTCAACGGGCCGGTTCTTGAGCGCCTCAAGCTCGTCCGCCATGCGGCAGGCCTCGTCCTTCGCGGCGGTCAGCTCATCTTCCATGCCGCGCAGCTTCTCATAGGCCGCCTCGGCCTCTTTTTTCGCGTTCTCGGCGCGGAGGGAATCGCTGTTTGCCTGCCGCAGGGCGCTTTCGCGCTCCTGCCGGGCGGCGTCCCGCTCCTTGATCGCTTTTTCCAGTTCCCGGGTGGAAAGATTCTCCGCATCGACTGCTTCGGCAAATTCCTCGCGCTCGTCTTCCGGCACGGCCAGAAGCCGCAAAGCATTGGAAATACTCAAATTTTGCAACGTTGACGAATTTGGTTCAGCTCCAAAAATGCCGATCTGGGCCGCGCCGTACTCCTCGAAAATGCGCATCAGGCGCGCTGCCTTGGTCTGTGAGAACTCCGTGTTTTTCTTGATCCAGTCTGCCCATCCTCCGTGCGGCACCATTTCCTTTGCCGCCGCCAGTCTCCGTCCGATCTCTATGGCGTAATACACCGTCATAGCCTTCGCCTGCCGGGTCAGCTCCCGAATTTCTCCTCCGAGCCGCTCCGGCGTTACTGTCAAATTACTCATGCTGCTGCCTCCGTTTTCTGTTTCTTTCCGGCGATCTTCATCCGCCGGATGTGTTCGAGCCATCTTTCTACAAATTTCTGCACTTCCTTTGTCGGCGCACAGTTCCGCAGGCCGTGATTCTGAAGCTCTTTCACTGTTTTCAGTTCCACCTGCAGGGTAAACCACGGCTTGTCCGGCGCGTCCGCGCGGCGGATAAAGAAAATGCAGCTGTCGCCGCGCGCCACGGTCGCGCCGTAGGTGCCGACGCAGTGCTGAAGGGCACTGCCCTCGTCGGCCAGCTCTTCCTCGGTGCGGACAGGCCGGATGCAAATCCCAGCGTCTTCCCACGCCCACGCCTCCAGCGGCGCGACGGCCTTCTCAAATGCCGGGCGGCGCTTTTCGATCTCGGCCTGCTTCCTGCGCTTTTCTTCTTCGTTTCGAGCGATGCGTTCCGCTTCTACCAGCCGGTCGTGCTCGCGCTTGAGGCTTTTCGGGATCTGGTCGTGCTCATCCCGCAGGTCAAGCCCTGCACGCAGAGCCATGTTCCAATAGTCCAGCAGCGTTGTGAGGTCGGCCTTTTGCCTTTCCAGATACCGCAGGCAGCGCATGACGGTCAGCCGGCCGCGCCAGAGCTGCATGCTTTTTCCGCCCACGGCGTCCGGCAGCAATGCTTTTTCGCTGCACAACTTGTTCAGATTGTAGATCTGCAGATTTTTCATCAGGTTCCAGTCCTCCGGCAGCCGTACCGGCTCAAACGCCCTCACCATCTTGTATTTCGCAAGATCGTCCTGCGTCCATTTCTCCCGTACGCAGAACGCAAATTCCTGCTTGTCGAGGCCCAGCATCCGGGCCGGGCGCTTCTGCTTCCAGTCGATCCATTCCAGCTTCGCGCTGGGCCCGCCATATAAGCCATACCTCTGCGTATCCCGCGTGATCGCCTTTGCGACCATGCCCCCGCAGCCCTGCACGATCAGATTCTCGATGTTCCGGTGCTTCTGCCATAGGCGCAGATACGCAACTGGCCGCGCCTCGTCTCTGGCCGCTTTCAGGTACTGCGGCAGGGCGGCGTTCTCAATGGTCGTGCCCGCAAGGTCTTTCGGTTTGCGGAACCAGTCTCCCGGCTCTGTCGCGCCCCATCTGTCGTCGCATCGCTTGATCTGCTTCCAGTGATCAAAATAGTGGAGCGCGGACAGACATCTCTGATACCCCGTCAGTCGGACGGTCTTTTTCTGCTCAAAAACGTAAGCCTCATACGGCCACATCCGGTAAACTTTCTGCGCGTCCTTGCCGATGTTCCGCTCCGCCCGCCAGCCTAGCAGGACGAATTTCTCCCCCAGCTGCCACGGCTCGCAGAAATAGACGTTATCTTCGATCCCGGCCCGTGAGAGCTGCCCGATGTGCTTTGCCCGAAGCTCCGCGCCGCACTGCGGACAGCGGAATTTGTCCTCCGGGCCGATCTGCATGATGCCCTCCACGAAGCCGAACGGCACCCAGCCTCTGCCGCAGTCCGCCCCTCTGACCTTCTCTGCGATCCAGCTGCCGCCGCAGGCCGTGCAGGTCACGGAGACTGCGTTTTCGCACATGCCGGTCAGCGGATCGCGGTAATATGTATCCCGGTAGATCGCGTATTCGGACTTGAATTTTGTTTTTATGCACCAGTCCAGCGCACCCTCGGACGGCTGCCTCGGCAGCCGCTCCTCATAATCGATCTGTTCGCTCATCCGAAGAAATCCTCCAGATTCACGATGTTTCCGGCCAGCGCGGGAGGCGCGGCGGGCTCCGGTTCCGGTTCCGGCTTCGGCGCGGCCGTCTGCTCCGGCAGACCGAAGTATTTGCGGATGATCTTCTCGGCCTCCGCCCCGGTGCAGCAGCTGCCGTTTTTTTGCGCGAACGCTCTGATTTCGGCCTCGCAGCCCTTGAGGCTCATGCCGCCGTGCTTCAGATCGTCCAGCACCAGCTTTGCCGCCGCCTCATCCGGCGTGATCATCTCCAGCAGCTGCTCGCCGCACATCCACACCGGGCCGCGCGGCCCCTGCTGCTTGCGGATGATCTCCGTTGCCTCTTGCAAATATGGATTTTTCATGGTATACTCTCCTTGTACTTGATTTTCACAGAGAAGCGCAGGCTTCTCTGCCCTCGTCCGGCTGGAACCGGTCGAGGGCATTTTTTATCCGAACATTCTGTCCGGCTGGTATCCAAGCTTTGCCACGCTGGCCGTCTGGTGGTATTCCGACCGCTTGAAGCTGTAGCCCCAGCGCTTGGCCGCCCAGAAAAGGGCCGCCGTTTCATCCGCCGCGTGTACCGTCAGCTGGCGGCCTGCGTAGTTCACCACAAAATAGTGCTTGCCGGTATATCCCGGCTGCTCGACGATATCCGCGCGCCTCGCGGGCCGTTCGCCCGGATAGCTGATGCTATTTTGCCGCATAGCTTTTGCCCCTCCTGTCTTTGTTTGCCGCCCGCTCGATCTGCCGGATGGCGGCTCTGTCCGGCTCCAGGCTGAGTTTTGCCCGGTGGTTGATGTCGTAGATGTGGTTCCGGATGCTCTCATAGAGCGCCCAGCTGCAGCAGCGTGCGCTGCATCCCGGCTCCCGGCCGGGGCAGTCCTTCCCGCACGGTGACGGGATCTGCCGCATACGCGGCGCGTAGATCTGCGCCGTCATAGCGCTTCATCCTGCACGCACAGGAGCCAGTACGCCAGCTTTTGCAGCCGCGTCTCCTGTTTGAGCAGTTCGTCGGTCGTCTCATGATCGACGCGCGGCATTTCGCACAGGAGCGCCCGATCATTCTTGAGGTCGTCCGCGTAAGCATTGACCGCCTCGATCACGTCCGCCAGCTGGTCAGGGCGGAAGTCGATCGTGATCTTCCGCTCCTTCACAGGCATATCCCTGTGAAGAACGTCATCATCGACACGCCGCCCAGCATGGCCGCGACGTCCACCGTCTTTGCGCAGCCCGCAATGATGCACAGCGCGAACGCCACGCCCGACAGCCAGCAGCACCCAAGCCGCGCCAGACGCCGCATGGCCTTGCGCATCTGGTATGCCTCCCGGAGCCGCGCCTGCCGCTCCTCGGTCGATTCCTCCGGCTCATACCCGAGCCGCTCTGCAAGATTGGTTCTCATTCTGCGTCCTCCTTCGTCTCCGGCAGGCGTTCTGCCGATTTCACCAGCGCCAGAATCCGCTTGTATTTCTTCACCTTTTCCCGGTCGCACTTTGCGAGGTGCGCAGCCCGTTCGGTCATTTCCTCGTTCTCAAATTTGGCTGCGGCGAGCGCTTCGGCCTCATTGTGGGTTGCGATCACAAGCAGCTCCAGCGTGCGCTTCAGCTCAAACCAATCGTCTCCGCTGAGAATCAGTTTCCGCATTCCGCTTATCCTCCTTTGCTTCCTGCATCCGCCTGACGAGCCGCGCCAGACGGGCGTTTTGTGTCACGAGCTTCTGCGCGTCCAGATCCAGCCCCTTGCGCTTGAGCCCGCCGATGATCTGCGCCGCCTGGCACTCGCAGACCAGCGCCGCCTCGATCAGATCATGCAGCTCCTGCCCGCTCAATGTGAGGGTGTAGGTCTTTACCTTCTCCATGCGTCAGCCTCCTATCTCTGTACCATCCACCGTGCCAGCTCCGTGAGTGACACCGTGTACTTGTTCCCGATGTGCCGGGCCGGGAACCGCCGGTCGGCCAGCAGCGTGCGTCGGTCGATTCCCAGCGCCGCCTGGCATTCCGTGATCCCGATCGCCGCCCGGCCCGGAAACATATCCGTCAGCAGCTCCAGCTGCGGCCGGTACCCTTCCAGCTCTCTTGGCATCCCCTCACGCCTCCTTCTTCTCGCTCTTCGGCTGCACCATAGCAGCCATGCCCTGCATAAAGATCAGCGCTTTCTCACGCATTTCCGGCGTAAGCTTGTTGATTTCCGCCGAGATCTTCTCGGCCTGCTGCTTCTGCTCCTCTGACATTGATCTCTCCTCGCTCGGTTTATTCTTTTTCTCGCTCTCGATCTTCCCGACGATTCCTCGGATTTTCTCAGCCGTTTTGTACCGGTATTCCGCTACCTCGCGGAATTTCGTCCGTTCTTCTGCTGTTCTTACCCCAACCTCTGCGGCCTCGGCCCACTTCCGGCCGTTCTCTTCGGTTCTATCGGCCTCTTCCAAAAGGATTCTTTTAGCAAGATATTTCTCAGCTTGCGTCAGCTTTGGCATCCCCTCACGCCTCCTTCCACCGTCTCCTCCGGCCACACGCCGTGCACCGGCATGTTCTCCAGCTCTTCCTTCCCCCTCTGAAGCAGGAACCGCTGCTTCCGCCGGATAAACTTCATCGTCGGCGGCTGTAGCGCCATTACCTCATGTGTCCATGCCTGAATGTACCGCACAGCTTCTTCAAATTCGTCTGCCGTCGCTCCAAGCTCCGCTGCTCTGTCCAGCAGCTTCTCTGCCAACATCAAAGCGTTTCGGTGGTACCGCTCCATTTGTTCTTCTCGCCGCGCGGCGTAAATCGCCTGCGCTTTTTCTGCTTCCGTCATCCCCTCACGCCTCCTTCTTCTCGCTCATCAGCTTCGCCGCCGTAGCCACGCCCTGCATATAGGCGATCATGACCTCGATCTGCTGCTGGTTCATGTGCTTCATCTCATGCAGCACACCCTCGACCTGCTTCTTCTGTTCCTCTGACATTGTTCTCACCTCGCTCGGTTCATTCCTTGGTTAAACGTTAGCATACCTCAGAACCGTTGTCAAGCATAATTTCATTCCTTGGTTATATTTTTTCTTGACATTTCATTTCCGTTGTGTTACCTTGTGGCTAGAAGGTGGTGAAAAGCTTGAATACAATCAACGATCGAATCGCTTATTTAATCAAAGACCTTGGTATCACAAAAACGAAATTTGCCGAAACCATCAACTTGAGCCAGCCGTTCGTGTCCGCCGTTTGTTCCGGTTCAAAAATGCCCAGTGACCGCACAATCTCGGATATCTGCCGGGAGTTCAACGTCTCCCTCGCATGGTTGGAGGACGGCGAAGGGGAAATGTACGTCCAGCGCAGTGAAAACGAGCGCATGGCCTTGATGTTTACCGACGTTCTGGCCGAAGCCGACGAATCCACACGCAAACGCGGCATTGCAGCCGCCCTCGAAATGCCCCCGGAGTTCTGGGACAACATCCTCGAATACGCAAAAAAAATCACCGGAAGCAAATAACCTGCTTCCGGTGTTCTTTTTATTCGTCAAAATATACAGAAAATCCCGGCAGCGCTTGACCTCACACGGCATTTTCTGTATATTTTGATTGGGGTGGTATTTATGGATATTCCCAAAATCGTCACATACTGCGGTTATGGTTTCATTTCTTGGTTCATCGGCAAGGTCTTGCTCGAAATCCATACAAGAAAATTCCCAGAAGGCCAGCAGGAAACAACGTTCATGTGGATTCTGGATCATGTGTTGATGTGGATTTCGATTGTCTTCTTGGTTCTCGGCGCTGCCGTGAGTCTCGCCGCTTACTTCGTACATTTTGCTGAGTTTTCCCGCCACATGAACAAGTGGGAGCAAAAGGAACGAGACGCATATATGCGCGGCTATGACGACGCGAAAAACGGGCGTGTGTTCCGTCTTCCGCCCCAAGATTAAATCGCAGGCCGTCATTTCACATGGCTGCATCTCCTACAATGCCTAACACAGAGTCAACGACTGCGCTGCAGTCTGAGATGCGGAAATCCAGATACCGCACAGAGATCAGGAAGATTCACACTGAATACCCGTACCATAAAGCCATCGGCAAGAAGAGCCCTTATAACGGAAGAATCATCTGGACAGAAAACGATTACGACTTGTATTGTCACTGCTACGCGCTCTTTCGTATGTACGAGAAAGACATGGCCGAAGCAGACAATAAACTTCTTAATGCCAATGTCAGCCTGTCTTTAGAGCGCAAAGCAAACGCAGAATTTTATGAAGCCGCGTATAAGCGTTTTCGCTTTATGCGCATTGTCATCTATGTGCTTTGCGCCGCGCTTGCTTACTTCGTTTTCCTTTCCCCGTTCTTTTCCTCGTCGGATGAATCCGCTCATCATTCCTCTTCATCTGTATCTTCATCCTCTTCTGCTTCCTCCTCTGAATCTTCGGAGTCTTCTTCTGATTCCAGCGGCAATGGCCCGCAGCGCCCAGATGGTTACAGTTCCAATGAGTACGTTGGGAACAAGAAGAGCCACAGGTTCCACAGATCTTCATGTTCCTATCTCCCAGATGAGGATAACCAAAGAATTTTCAAGTCCAGAGACGCGGCAATCTCCGCAGGGTACGACCCATGCGAGCATTGTAACCCCTAGCTTCCCCGCCGGAACGGTCTCCCATTCCGGCGCTTATTTTATGATGTTCCGCAGGAATCGCAGGATGATTTTCAGCTGATCCAGTGTGGCCCTCTCTAAAATGTTTTCAATCTGTTCCATCGTCTTTTCCATTCCCATCTCCATTTCTCCACAAAATTCCCGTTCATTTTTTGTTAATCTTTGCCTCTTGCTCGCGCCTCCCGAAAGTTGTAAGATATAGGTAGGCGTCACCCGCGCCGCTGGCCGAACAACGGCGCGGGCTTTTGCTTGCGCAGGCGACCGGGAGCCGTCTGTATCTGAAGCATGGCATACGCTGGTTGGGTTTGTAAACCTGTCGGGTTGGTTTTCAGCGTAGGTTTTTCTGAAATCTTACTGCCACAGGTGTGGTTTTTATATATGGAGGGATGGTTTTTGTCAGAAAAATTGTGGGAAACATGCCGCGAAGCAAAGGACACCATGCAGCCGCATAAGACGAATCAGGATATCGCTGACGAATCCGGCGTATCCGTCAATGCCGTCAGCCAATTCCTGCGCGGCGAGACTACGAAGCCGTACATTAATACCGTCGGCCCGATTTGCGCATCCCTCGGCGTATCACTGGATGAGCATTTCGGCGTCCCGCCTGCCGAGCCTTCCGAGCCTTCCGATGCTGAAAAACTCCGCGCCGAGAACGCGTCCCTTCGTGCGCAGCTTTCCCAGCAGCAGAAGTCCCTGCACATGCACCGACTTGTGACGCTCATCCTCTTGGGTATTCTTTTGCTGTGTGCCCTTGCGCTTGTTGCCGATGTGCTTATCCCATCAATCGGCTGGATCCGCGCATAAATAAAACCGTCCCGGCCCAGCGCCGGAGCGGTATTCTTGGAGGTTTTACGATGCCAATTCCCAAATACTACGTCAGGCCGGACGGCCTGCATGAATCCATCATCACAGTCAACGGCAAGCGCAAAGCGTTTCGCGGCAAGACGGACCGCGAGGTCTGGAATAAGATCAAGGCATACCGCGCTGAAGCCGAGAAGCCAAAGACCGTCCCGTTCTCCGACGTCGCCCACGCCTGGTGGAACGAGATCGAGCCAACGCTTGCGCCGAATTCCCTGCGCAATTATTCCCCGGCCTATGAGCGCGCCGTCGCGCAGTTTGGCCCGGAGGATGTCGCCACGATCACAAGCAAAGAGGTTGAGACGTACATCAACCAGTTTGCCAAGACCCACGCAAAGAAGACCGTTATCACCCAGCGCCAGATCATCCGACAGATCCTGAATAAAGCCCAGCGCGAAGGTTACGTCTCTTTTAACGCTGCGCAGGCAGTTCTTCTCCCGAAGAACCTTCCGCAGAAGCGCCGCCACGCGCCGCCCGCTGATCAGATCCAGAAGATCAAGGACAACCTAAACGACGACTTCGGCCTGTTTGCCTTCCTGATCTATTATACCGGCTGCCGCCGCGGCGAGGCCGAGGGTCTGCGCTATGAGGACATCGACCGGGAAATGGGCCGGATCTACATCCGCCGCAGCGTCTACCATACCGGCCCGACGCCCCAGATTAAAGAGCCGAAGACCGCTGCCGGTATCCGCTCTGTCCCGTTACTCCCCGCGCTGGCTGCTGTACTCCCACAAAAAGAGCACGGCTATATCTTTTCAAACGATGGCGGGAAAAGCCCACTTCCCGGCTGGTACGTCACCGATCAATTTGAAGCCTACCGCAAGCGCACGGGCATCACCGTCTCCCCGCACGAGATCCGCCACGGCTACGCGACCGCGCTCTACGAGGCCGGCGTGGACTTCAAACTCGCTCAAAAATTCCTCGGCCACGCGCAGCTCTCCACCACCATGGATATCTACACCGACATCCTCGATACCCGCATTGATAAAGTCGCCGCCCAGATGGACGCGGCCTTTTAATTGCACTTTTTCACTGTGTCGGTCACTGTGTTCATACCCGTGTATTTTTGTGCTAGGATATGCTACGTCTTGCTACTTTGCAATTCTCGCAAAAAGTTTTGTTCAATCATAAATAATCCGTCTTTTAAATGCTATTCTACCCAAGAAGATAAAAAATAAGACGCAGGAATTTAAATTCCTGCGTCTTTATCTTTGGTGGACCTGAAGAGACTCGAACTCTGAAAAAATACTGTATTTTCAATGTAAATTTGCAAACTGTGTTTATTCTGTGTCCAGTCCCTTTTCTGTGTTCTCAGCTCCTTGCGATATGCTCATAATACGCCATGAGCTTCTGTTCCGGCCCCGGGCCGTCTTTATCGAGCAGAAAAGCTTTTGCCAGGGCGGCGTAGAATTCCGGGCGGTTGAGTCCGAATTCTACTGCGACCGAGTAGTAGTCCGAGTACATCATGTTCATGGTCACGCCCCACGCCCATTGCGGGACCACAGGTGCCTGAATGCCCATGCTCTCTGCAACGGCCGTTGTCTGTTCCATCGTCCAGTGCGGGCCGGTCGAGCCGTCGGCGTTCTGCATATGCTCGGCCCAGTGTATGTCCGTTTCTCGGTCAAACGCTGCCGCATCCGGTTCGTCTGTGCGGCAGTCCAGCTTTTCCAGCCTGCGGATCGTCTTCGCGTACAGGCCGACTTCCTCCGCGCTGCCGAGCGTCACCGGCTTTTCCATCGCCTCGCGCAGCTTTTCGTAAAGCTTTGTGATATAGTCCTTCATCTCGTCACGCCTCCTGCATGTATCGGTAGAGTTTGTCCACGTCGTTCTGGTCAAATCGCATATCGCCCAGCAGCGGGACGGATACGGTCAGCTTGTTCTCAAAGCGCGGTCGTGCCGCGTTGTAGAGCTTGTCGAGATCGATGTTTCCGGCGTCGTCAAAGATCTGCATCATCTTTACCACTGGATTTTCGCGCAGCGCGAGGATCTTCTCACGGCTGCCCTCCATGATGAGTGCAAGCATGATTCCGGCCCCGATGCCCTTTCCGCCCGGCAGGTGCGGAATGACCTCATTGTCCGCATAGCGCATCGCGCCGCGCATGGCCTGATCTATCGTCACTGTCATTGCAGATTTCCTCCTTTAAGGATGGGGCGGCTATTGCCGCCCCTTTTTCTTAGCTGTTGCAGCACCCGCCGCACTTCGGGATCGGGTTGTAGAGCGACTGCGCCGTCGTTGCGGTTCCGGTCGTGACGTCGGCGACCTGCTTGGGATAAAAGGTCGCGTTTACATAGGTGACGATGGAGTTGTCACCGCAGCAGCGGCGCTCGGCCTCCATCTTGACCGCGCCAAGGGCTTCTTTGCGGACAGACTCGACGTCCTGCTTGACCAGCGCGAAGCTATCCTCGGTGCGCTGGTTGTGGACGGCCTGCTTGCACAGCGCCTCACGGACGTCCTTGAGCTGCCCATCGATATAACCGTACACCTCCAGCATCTTGCCGTCGTTGTACGTGTTGGCCTTGAGTAGCGCGATCTCGCTGTCCTTCGCGGCCAGCTTCTGCTCCCGGTCGAGATCGTAGCGCGTGACCGGCATGTTCTCGCTGCACGTCGGCTCCTGCTGCCGTGCGGCGAGCATGGCGGCGACCGTCATGGCAGGCGTGACTGCCGCAGCAACATCAGCGGCTTCCGATCTCTTGTTCTGGTTGAGGCCGCCCAGCAGATTGCCAAGTCCGCCGTTTGCCAGACCCAGCGCGGCGCCGCCGATGCCAAAGCCCAGCGCAGTCCCCGCGAGTCCCTTGCTTGCGTATTCCATAAAAAATACCTCCGAAACGTAGTAAACCGGCCGGTTTCTATGTTCAGTCTACCGCTTTCCCGATTCCCAAGGGGGACATCTGCGGGACACTTCCGGGGCGTTTGTGTACCATTTGCGGGACATAGAAAAAGCACCCCGTGGGATGATCCCACGGGGTGCTTTGCGTTATGTTCCTGCCAGACGGCGGGCGGTATTGTAGATGTGCGGCAGGCGGCGGGAGATGGTTTTGCGGTCAATGCCGATTTCACCGGCCGCGTCCAGCTGCGGGAGCCTGCGCACGATATAAAGCTTCACGATCTGCTGATCGATCACGTCCAAAAGTCCCTCGTCGGTGACGCGCTCCCAGTCGCTGCGCGTGAGGTGTTCCAGCTCCTTCGGCAGAGCCAGCCGCGCAGTTATTTGCTGTCACTCCCTTCGGCCCGCTGTCCTGGCAGGTTTTATCTCATGGCAGCAGCCAGTTTTTTCAGGAGATCATCGCCGTACTTGTAGTCGGCGAGATATTTGATCGTGTTGTCCGCAAGTCCGGCCTTTGCCTTGATGGTCTTCTTGGCGTCCTCGACGGCCTTATCGACGGTTTCCGTGTCGTAGTCCACCCACGGGAGCTTCCCGTGTTTCTGCCACTTGCGGGCGTTGTACCCGCTCTTGGGGCCGATGTTCAGGACGGCAGTGATCTGTACGCCGTTCTTCCATGCGGGGGTACACTCTACCGCGAGGCCGTCGCCGATGTACATACCCCAATGGCCCGGCATCCACAGCCCTTCGCCCGGGACGAGTTTGTCCCAGCCGGTCGTAGCCACGTCCTTGCACTTGGCGATCATGCCGTCGGCGGATACGTCCGGGACGGTGTTGCCGGCGTAGCGTGCGCCTCCGTGGTAAGCATTCTTGTTGCCGTTCCAGCCCCACAGAATGCCCTTCGTGAGGTTCACGCAGTCAAAGCCAAAGTAGCCCTTGCCGATCAGATTGCGGAGGCTTGCCTGCTTCGCCGCGCCGTACCAGTCCGGGTACTGGTTCGCCTTTTCCGTGATAATGCCGTTCGTGACGGGAGAGCCGAAGCAGCCCCACATATACACGGTCTTGTAATTCTTCGCGGCGTCAATATGCCGCCTGACGAGTTCGGAGGCTTTCATGATGCTCATTTCTGCGCATCCTCCTTCGCGGCGTTGTCAATCGCGTCCTGCGCTTTCTGGCTCTGTGTGCCAAAGTAAAACGCGATCACGACGGTATACACCATCATAAAGTCCTGCGAGATCTTCCCGGCGACTGCCATGTACGCAAATACCGCCGTCAGCACCAGCGTGACGATGGATTTGACGCTCAGCAGATTGCCAAGCCGCTTCTTGATGTTCTCCATAATCAGCCCTCCACCTTGATTGCGCGGTTCTCGAACTTTTTGTAAGCGTCGAGATAGATTTCCTGCTTGTCGCCGTTGAGCGTCAGTTCATAGTACATGCCGTCGAACAGCGTCGTGGAAGCTAGCGCTTTCCAATTCTTCAACGTTTTGCAGTACCACACGACGTAAACGTCATCAGGGCTGATCTGCTTTCCGTCGCTCTTGTCTAAGTGTTCGTTGGTGTAATCAGTCACCAGCTTTTTCACAAGCTCAAAAAACTTCTTTTCTGTCATTTTGTATGTACCCCTTTCATTCTACCGGATCATTTTTCTTTGCGAATACGCGCTTGAAGGCCAGCAGCAGGAGCTCCCCGCCAAAGGCCGCAGCGGCGAAGGTGAGCACGGCGGTCAGATCGATTTCGAGCGAAAACAGCACGGCGATTGTCTCCAGCGCGACGGCCCAGATCAGCGTCAGCGTTAGGGCCTTGATGCAGTACACGACGATCGTGCGCGACATTTCGCCCTTGCTCCACTTTCCTTTTGTGCTCATATCATCCCAGTCCCGCATGGGCCAGCGCCCAGCCGACGAGGCCCGCGACAATGGCCGTCACGACCGCCGCGACGATGGCGTCCCAGCGTTTGCCGGGCTTCTCCGTCAGGGCCTTAACGTCGGTCTTGATCTCCCGGACGTCGGATTCGACGTTCTCCTGCTTGGTCGCCAGCACCTTGACGCTGGCTGTGAGTTCTGTGAGGTTTTTGAGGTCGGACTGCATTTCGTCAATGCGGTGCGAGTTGCTTTTCGCCCGCTGCTCCACCTCGGTCACGCGCTCTTCTGTTGTCATTGGTTTTCTCCCTTCTGTTTGTTTTATAAATAATACGATCTCCTCCTTAAAAGCAGAATGCGAAACTCACGCCGTACAGATTTGTAATATCGCCGCCGTTTGTGCCGCCCTGCTGTCCGACAAAGCCGAAGCCGCCTGCGCCTGCAAAGTTCTGTGACCGCTGCCACCACGTCGCGGCAGCGCCGTTCATCGTCTTCACCTTTTCTCCGCCAGACATATTACCATTCGCATAATAGCTGTACTGCGTTCCCTCGCCTGCAGCGGATACGACCCGGCTGCCGAAAATCTCAATTTCCGAGAGCAGAAACAGTTTGTCCGCCGAGGTTACAATAGAAGATGCTGTTGCTGCGTTCTTCTTGCTGACCTCCCGGATGCCGTTTTTAACGCTTTCCGGCATAAGCGCCAGAATGGACGGCAGATACGCTGTCCGCATTTTACTGCTCTTCCAGCCACCTACGACCGTTTCTGTGTCATTCATGCCGTACCCCGTACCGTAGCAGTCATGTAACTGGAACGTCAGCGGAGCCTTGCCTGAGCCGTCGTAATAGTCGTCATGACTCTTTCCGATGATATCAACTTGATAGTCTGTACCACCGATCGTCATGGGCATGCTGTCGCCTACGACCCATGTGGAGGGCACGGTTCCTCTGCGGCAGGCCGTTACAACGCCCGCCCAGGAGTTGTTTGCAAAAACCGGATCGACCGAAAACAGCGACATGCTCTGCGTTCCGATCACGATGCTCTGCGTGTCGCTCAGCCCGTTTGCTGTTGACGTTACGCTCCATTCTCCCGCCTCCGGGATTTCCAGCGTGCATGTTCCGTCTGTTCCGGCAGTTCCGCTGACTGTTTTTGAGCCTTTTATCGCTGTGACAGCCGCCCCCGCAGAGGTGGTCACGACCAACTTCGGCGTGACGCCGGTCTGAATTGCCTGAATCGCGGAAACGAACCCTGCCGGATAGACCAGCTGCGCGGACGTGCCGCCCTTGGTACGGATCGCGTCGGCAACTGCAGTCAGATTATCCGTGTCCGTCATACATCGTGACATCAGTAAGACCCTCCTTCCGCATCCGGCACCGTGACGGCGCTCCACGCCCCGTTCGCAACGCACATAAACTTCCCATTATCGGCCGCTGTGACGCTCGGCAGGAATTTCTCGCTGCCGGATAGCGTATACCGTGTACCCCAGTAGCCTTCTGCATTGCCATCCGAGTCAATATGGACGTAATAAATCATCAGTTCTTCCGACGTATCGCCCTGCGTCATCTTTGTCAATGCAAAATTGACATACCCAAACGCTTCATCCACTTCCGCAAGCGGAAGAAGCAGGAGGTTCGTATTGTATTCCCCAAAGAGTTTCACTCTTGCATAACACGCTTTCCCAGCCTTATAAGCTGCAAGGATTTCGTCATATGTCTTGGTGTGCGTGACACTTTGATCATAAGTATCCTCGGCATGAATACCGCAGCCGACATAGAACAACTCCGAACCCGGTCCCGCTTCCCCTGCAGGCCCCTTGATATTCACACTGGCCGGATTTTCCTTCCCGCCGTCATTCGTCCAGCTGAGAATGCCGTCTGCGGATACAGATGGTGTAAAGGTCGTGCCGTCCTG